GTGGTTACACACCAACAATATTAATATTTGATGAAGCTGCGTATATTGAGGCCGATGGTGATTTTTGGGCGGCTTGTATGGCGTCCTTATCCACAGGTGGTAAGGTAATAGTTGTATCAACACCAAATGGATATGATGCAATTTACTATGAAATTTACGACCAAGCACTAAAGGGAATGAATGAATTTAAAGTTTCCGAAATGGTTTGGTGGAAAGACCCAAGATACGCTAAAGATTTATCATTAATCAATGTAAAAGATATTATTCATTATTATTTAAATCGTAATGACTATCCAAATGTTGAAATTATTGACTATAACAATAAAGAAAAAAACTTTGATGATATAAGACAACTAATTGCTCAGGGATATAAACCAAGTTCTTCTTGGTATGAGTCAATGGTTAAGAAACTTAAATACGATAAACGTAAGGTTAATCAGGAATTGGAATGTGCGTTTCTTGGTTCGGGTGATAACGTATTTGATTCTGATTTATTGGAAAATTTAAGAGTTAATATGGTTAAGGAACCTCCTACAAAAATGATGGGTGGTGGACTTTGGATTTGGAAAGAACCTGAGATGGGTAAAAAATATATCATGGGTGTTGACGTATCTCGTGGAGATAGTGAGGATTTCTCAACATTCCAAATTGTGGATTTTGATACGAGAGAGCAAGTGGCAGAATATGTTGGTAAACTTCCTCCTGACACTTTGGCTGAAATATGTTATAAGTGGGGTAATATGTATAACGCATTTATTGTTATTGATATTACAGGCGGTATGGGTGTTACAACATCTTTAAGATTAAGAGAGTTGGGTTATAGAAATATGTATGTTGATGGTGTTGACGTTTCAAATAAATGGAAATATGACCCAAAGGCCACAGAAAAAATACCAGGAATTAATTTTAACGCTAAAAGAGTTCAAATTATTGCGACGTTTGAAGAATATTTAAGGCATGGATTTAGAATAAATTCAAGTAGGTTATTAAACGAAATGAATACATTCATTTATATGAATGGGAGACCTGACCACCAAAAGGGACAACATGATGACTTGATTATGTCTGTGGCAATGGCTCTTTATGTCGGTGAATCATCATTTACATCACTTAATAAGGTTACAAATCAGACAAAAGCGATGATTGATTCGTGGACTGTTAATACAAATGAGTATAACAGAAAACAATTTATGGAACCGGTTATCCCACAACATCAGGAAAACTTTAAACGAGAAGCTACAAAAAGCGACTACGAAAACTATTTATGGTTATTCGGAGGAAGAAGATAAAATTATGGGTTTTTTAAAAAGGCAAAAATCTAATACATATAATGCTGGTACAAGAATGATTGTTCCAGGTCTTGGTATTTTAACTGCAATCATACAAAATGGTGATAAAATACAAATTAAACCAAATGAAACTACTGGTACTATTTCTTCATCGGAAAATCCTCCGACAACTCCATAACCTATGTATCATATTTTGATTAAACTTTAATTTAATTTAAAAGTATTTATATTTTAGTATGAGTGAAAATAAACTAACGGTATGGCAACGGTTATCCCAAACATTTGGACCCAATTCTCTTTTGGGTCAGGATTATCCTACGTACAAATATGATAAGAGTGAATTATTAAAAACAACCTCTAAGTCTGAGTATGAAAGAGAAAAACTTCAGGCACAACAAACATATTATTTAGCAAACCAATGGGGTAGAATTGAAAATAATCTATACACACAAGCGGTTTTTTATGAACCAACCAGATTATCATCATTCTATGACTATGAGTCAATGGAATTTACTCCTGAAATTGGTGCTGCTTTAGACATTTATGCTGAAGAATCAACAACCATCAATCAGGATGGTTATATGTTACAAATCTATTCTGAATCATCAAGAATTAAATCAATTTTAGGTGATTTGTTTAATAATGCTTTAGATATTAATACTAACTTACCAATGTGGACAAGAAACACATGTAAGTATGGTGATAATTTTGTTTACATAAAATTAGACCCTGAAAAAGGTGTTGTTGGATGTATGCAACTACCAATTATTGAAATTGAAAGATTGGAAGCCAGTATGGGTTCACATTCAACAGATTCAACTACTAATCCCGAAAAAAAACATTTAAAGTTTAAATGGAAACAAAAAGATTTAGAATTTAATACTTGGGAAATCGCTCACTTTAGATTATTAGGTGATGATAGAAGATTACCTTATGGTACCGCTATGTTGGAGAAGGCTCGTCGTATTTGGAAACAATTATTGTTATCTGAAGACGCTATGTTAATTTATAGAACATCAAGAGCACCTGAAAGACGTGTATTCAAAGTATTTGTTGGTAACATGGATGACGCCGATGTTGAACCGTATATCCAAAGATTTGCTAATAAGTTTAAGAGAAGTCAAACAGTTGACCAAAAAACGGGTAATGTTGATATGAGATTTAATCAGATGGCAGTTGACCAAGATTATTTTGTTCCTGTTAGAGATACTACACAAACAATGCCTATTGAGACATTACCAGGAGCTGCGAACTTATCAGAGATTGCCGATATTGAGTATATCCAAAAGAAATTGTTAACGGCTCTTCGTGTTCCTAAAGCATTTTTAGGTTTTGAAGAAACTGTTGGTGATGGTAAAAACTTATCATTACAAGATATTCGTTTTGCAAGAACTATTAACAGAATTCAGAAAAATATGATTTCTGAATTAAATAAAATTGCAATCATACATTTATTCATTTTAGGTTTTGAAGATGAAATATCAAACTTTACATTAAGTTTGACAAACCCATCAACTCAAGCTGATTTAATGAAGATTGATGTATGGAAAGAAAAAGTTTTATTATATAAGGATTTAGTTGCCGACCCTGGTAGTGGTATTGCACCAGTGTCTATGTCATGGGCTAAGAAACATATTCTTGGATTTTCAGATGAAGAAATTAAACTTGATTTACAACAACAACGTATTGAAAGAGCTGTTGGTGAAGAACTTAAGAAAACTGCCGAAGTTATTACTCACACAGGTTTATTTGATAATTTAGATAAATTATATGGTAAAAAAGAAGGTGAACCAGCGGGTACTCCATCAGAAGGAGGAGGTGCTCCACCTGAATCAGGGTTAGGAGGAATGGAAGGATTTGGGGGTGGTTCCGAAAGTTCCTCACCACCAGCTGAAAGTCCTGCTCCACCACCGGCGGAAGGAGCTGGTACAGTTCCAGAAAATGTAGAAAAACGTAATTCAGGACTTAATATTTTATTAGAAAATAGTGGAATGTTAAATGAAGATGAACTGATTGATTTAGGTAGAGTTCAAGAATCATTGGGTGAAATTGGAAATCAGTTGGATAAACTATTAAAGGATTGATATTTATAATTAAATTATTATAAAATGAGATTCGGAATAATTAAAACACTAGTAGAAAATAAGTTGGTAGAGTCATTCAAAAATGATGCTCTTAAAACTGATATGTATCTTTTTAACAAAAAATTATTGAAAAATAAAGATTTTGTTAAAATGATGTCAATTTATGACAACCTAAATGAAAACAAAGGTTTAGATAAAGAAACTTCCAATTACTTGGTTGAGGATATGGTTTCAGAATTTAAAAATCTAAATCTTTCAGAATCAACAAATAAATTTATTAAAAGTTGGACAAAAGATATTGTTTTAGAAAACAAATACGAAACTATTGATGATTTATTGTATGGTGATTTGATAAAACCTGAAAAAAAATCAATTGCCAAAAAGAAAATTGTTGAAAGTTTAACTAAAACTAAACCAATTGTTGAAAATAAAACACCCAAAGTTCCAATTAGTTCAATGTTAAAAGTTGCTAATAAAACTGCTGAAAAATATTTAGAAAATTTAACTGAATCGGAAAGAAATTCAATTAAAGAAATTTTAACTTCAAAAGAAGAAAATTTAAAAAGTAAATTTGACGAATTAAAAGAAAATGCGGTTCAAAAAATTGACATATTAATTTCAGAATCTGATGAAGAACTTAAAAATGTTTTAGTTGAAACAAAAGAAAGAGTTACAAACTCTAAACCATCTAAAAAAGAATATATTAAGTTATTGAGCTTAACTCAAAATTTATAATTCAGTATTTTTTAAATTTTTATAAATTGCATTTTTTAAAATCTGACGTTTTGTGTCAGATTTTTTTTTGTAGTATTTTCCCTCCTGTAATTTTTTTACAAGTTGAGTTTTAACTACTTTTTGTTTAAAAATTTTTAAAGCTTTTTCCACCTCGTTATTTCTGACAGGGATAATTAACATTTTTTTGACAACTATATTTTTGTGTGTTATTATTAATGTATAAATAAACGAAGATATGAAAAAATTGTAAATGAAAAAAGGAAAAAGTTGCGTAATCAAAGGTTACAAACAAATAAAGTGTTCGTATGGAACTGTGGATTCGAAAAACTTAAAATCTATTTACTTAAACATCCAATCTTGGGTTGAACCAAAAGGTTTAGAGATGGATTGGGTACGACCTGTATCAATACTCAACAAAAATATAAAAACAACTCTCGGTGATATAATTAACAAAGATTTATTTAATGATAAATTTATTGTTGATTTAGATTTAAGAACAAGTGGGATATCAATTAAAAAACGGTCTTTCATGAATTTAGAAATGACTCTTTTTGTTAAAACAGAGATGGGATTTAAATCAACAGAGTTAAAAAATGAATTAAAAAACGTAATATCACAAATAGAAAAATATTGTTTTAAACCTTCAAAATATTTTAAATTTTATTTAACCAAAAAGGATAAATTAAATACTACCGATAAATTAGAAAGTATTTAATATTTATCTAATAAAAAGGTAAAATGCAAAATTATAAAATATTAGGTCCAAGAGAGACAGGAAAGGGTATTTTAATTGAGATGGATGCGGGATATGTTTCCCCAACAGAAAAACATAATCAAACATTCTTACAAGAAAGTAGGGATTTTAAAGATTATTCAAAACCATTTGAATTTTATGCCGTTCTACAAAAATATAATACACCAAATAGAAATGGTAGAATATATCCCGAAAGAATTCTAAAGAGAGAATCGGATAACTATATTAAAAATTATATAGGTAAGAAAACATCCTTATCTGAACTTAACCACCCTGAGTCTTCATTGATAGATTTAGATAGAGTATCACACATGATTACAGAGATGTGGTGGGATGGTAATGTTCTATTAGGTAAACTATTACTTCTGACTTCACCAGGGTTTCATGAAAGAGGTATTGTATCAACAAAGGGTGACCAAGCTGCAAACCTATTAAGATTAGGTGTAACGTTAGGTATATCATCAAGAGGGGTAGGTTCATTAAAAAAGGTAGGTGACCAAAATGAAGTTCAAGATGATTTTGAATTAATTTGTTTTGACTTGGTATCTTCACCATCAACACCTGGAGCTTATTTATTTACTGAACCTGATGGAAGATTTGCGTTTGAAGAGAACCTACAAGAAGAAAATGAAATGAAAGCCGCAAGAACAGTTAACAAATCGCTTGATTTAATGGGAAGACTTTCCGATTATTTAAAAAAATAAATAATTATGGAAATGGACGAAAAATACTTTGTGGCAAAAATTCAATATGATTTGCCAGATGAGAACACAGGAAAAATTAAAAAAGTAAGAGAAGAAAAACTTGTAAAAGGTTATTCTGTTACTGATGTAGAAGCTAAAGTTACTGAAGCTTACAAATCATTTAGTTATGATTGGAGAATCACTTCAGTAAGTGAAAGTAAAATTGACGAAGTGTTTGAGTAATTACAAAGTTTAAAAAAAATTTAAAAGGGGACGAAAGTCCCCTTTTTTTATTTAAAAACCAAAAAAAAATAATTTTTCTAAACATCTACATATTTATTTAATAAAATAACTACGCAATGGCAGAAAAAAACTTAGTTGAAGAAGCATTAATCCAAATACAAAATTTGGAAGAAGCAATCAATGAAAACGCAAAAGAAATACTTCATTCTACAATGAAAGAAGAAATTAGCGAATTAGTAAAAGAGTCTATGAAAAATGAGGCTGAAGAAGAAGATGAATTTGAAGTTGAAGACGAATTAGAATTTGAAGATGGTTCTGAGGAAGAAGAAGACGAATTAGAATTTGATGATGAGTCTGATGAAGATGAGTCTGATGAGGAAGATTTCGAATTTGGAACTGAGGATGACGAAGATTCTGAAGAAGAATTTGACATGCCAGATTTATCTGATATGGGTGGTAACGATGAATTTAATTCTACTGAAGTAACTGATTTAACTGACAGTTCAATGGAAGATGTTCTTAAAGCGTTCAAACAAATGAGCTCTGATGACAGTTTTGAAATTAAAAAAGAAGGTGATTTTATTCATTTAAGAGATGAGGAAGATGAATACCTTATTCAAACTGAATCTGAAGAAGAAGAGTATGAAGGTTTTGAATATGAAGAAATGGAAGAAGAATTAGATGAAATTGTTTATGAAATTGAAATGAGTGAAGAAGCTGAAGAGGAAGAAGAATATGAACTTGAAGAAGACATATTTACTGAATCTACTAAAGCAGTGGTTGGTAAAGGTGTTAAGTTAGGAAACGCTAAAACAGCATCTACTTACAAAAAAACACAAGGTGGTTTCAACGAAAAGAAAGCTCACGCAAATCCTACAAAAGGAACAGGTAAACCTAAATTTGAGTTCAAAGAAGAAGCTTCAATGGACACAGACAAGAGACCTATAAGATTCGGAACAAAAGAGGAAGCTAAAGAAGCTGCTCGTACTTACGGATTTGGTTCTAAAAAAGGACGTGGTTTAAGAAAGGGTATTACACCTAACAGAAACTTAACGTTTGAAAGTCGTGAAATTATGGAAGAAGTTGAAATGTTAAGGTCTAAAAATGAAGAATACAGAAAAGCTCTAAATATGTTTAGAGACAAACTTAACGAAGTTGCTGTGTTTAATTCAAATTTGGCATACGCTACAAGATTGTTCACAGAACACTCTACGTCAAAGCAAGAAAAAATTAACATTTTAAGAAGATTTGACACCGCAGACACTCTTAAAGAATCTAAAGCTCTTTATAAGACAATAAAAGACGAGTTAGGTGGTGCAACCACTAAAGCTCCGATGACAGAATCAATCGAAAGAGTGATGGAGAAAGTTCCACAATCAGGTTCAGCTGTGAATTTGATTGAATCAAAAACTTACGAAAATCCTCAATTCTTGAGAATGAAAGACATTATGTCAAAAATAATAAAATAAACTTAAAAAAATAAAAAACCTATAAAATAAAATGGGAGCATTATTAGAAAGTGGATTAGTAGGTAACATCGGTCTTAAGCACTTGAAAGTTATCAAAGAAGACACTATAAACAAATGGGACAAATTAGGGTTCCTTGAAGGTCTTAGAGGCCACCTAAAAGAAAACGTTGCTCAGTTGTATGAAAACCAAGCATCATTCTTAATTAACGAAGCGGCTTCAACTGCTGATTCAGGTTCATTCGAAACTGTGGTATTCCCTATCATCAGACGTGTGTTCTCTAAATTATTAGCTAACGAAATCGTATCTGTACAAGCTATGAACTTACCAATCGGTAAATTGTTCTACTTTGTACCTCAAATTCAAGGTTATTCTGCAGCAACTCCAACACAAGGAGCTTCAGGAGAAGCTGGACACAGAGCACCTGTAGGTTCTCCTGGAAACTATCCTGGTGACCCAAATGCTGGTTACACTGATTCAACTGCGTATCCAAAGAACCTTTATGATTTATTCTATGAAGGAAATGAACCAGGTTTAAACCCATCAGGTCTTTTTGATTATTCAAAAGGTGGTTGGTATTGGGTTACTGGTGCAACTAACCAAGTAGTTTGGTCAAACGGTTCATTAGTAGTATCTGGATATGGTTCAGGTGAATACAGAAAATTACTTTTAGTAATGTCTGGTTTCACATCAGTAGGTGACGGTAAGTTAATTGGCCCTGATGGACAAGAAATGGATACTGAAACATTCCTTTCTGATTTAACTTTATTACCAACTTCCGCATTAGCAGCAAGAATTAACGCATCTGGTGGTAATGTTACTACTTCTACACCACTTTTATTCCGTGTTGTTACACAAAAATACGGTAAAGGTATTGTTGAATATGGTACTAACAAAACTACAACATGGCCAGGTGGAGCGACTCCTGGAAATGGAGGTTCGTTCTATGATGTATGTAGTGCTGATGGTGTTATCTACTTAGAAGTTGATTTACAAACACCAGCATGTATCTCTTGTGGAGCATCTACTCCTGATGGTTACACTGGAACTACTTTCACAACTACTTTAACGGGTGTTACAACTAACACTGCAGTTACTGCATATTGGAAGCGTTACCAAGAGTTAGAATTTGAAGACAAAATTGGTGAAGTTTCTTTCGACCTTCAATCAGTAACAGTTTCTGTAACTGAAAGAAAGTTAAGAGCACAATGGTCTCCAGAACTTGCTCAAGACGTTGCAGCGTTCCACAACATCGATGCTGAAGCTGAATTAACAGCTTTATTATCTGAGCAAGTGGCAGCTGAAATTGACCGTGAAATTTTACGTGACTTACGTAAAGGTGCAGCTTGGACATTACGTTGGGATTACAACGGATGGAAGCGTCTGAACAACCAATCAACTCCTTACACTCAAAAGGACTGGAATCAAACGTTGATTACTGCAATCAACCAAATTTCAGCTCAAATCCATAAGTCTACTTTAAGAGGTGGAGCTAACTGGATTGTTGTATCTTCTGAAATCAGTGCTATCTTTGATGACTTGGAATACTTCCACGTATCAAATGCGGCTCCTGAGCAGGACCAATTCAACATGGGTATCGAGAGAGTTGGTACATTAAGTGGTCGTTACCAAGTATACCGTGACCCATACTTCCCACCAAACACTGTGTTGATTGGTCACAAAGGTACTTCGTTATTGGATACTGGATATATCTACGCTCCATACGTACCATTACAATTAACTCCAACAATGTATAACCCATTCAACTTTACTCCTATCAAGGGTATTATGACACGTTACGCTAAGAAGATGGTTAATAACCGTTTCTATGGACGTATCATCGTTGATGGTGTTCGTACATTCGATTTGAATGAATTAAGATAATCTATCTTAATGTAGATAAAAAAAGGTCAGAGAAATCTGACCTTTTTTATTTTTTAATAATTCTCAAGGATTTTGATATTACTTCAGATTCCAATAAAGTAAATGCACCACGTTTATATGCCGCAACAATTGCTTGTATAAGACATTGATTGGATTCAATTTCATTTAAATTATTTATAAAGTTATTTAAATCTTTTTCAGAATTAAATTGTATTGTGTCAAAAATACTTTCTGGTGAAGATAAAGAATTAAACTTATCTATTATTTCTTGATTTAAATTATCTTCTTCTAAATGTTCCATAGTATGTTATATTTATATAAAGATAGTAAAAAAAAATCCATATGAAAAGTAACGTTATATTAGAAATATTAAAAAAATTCAAAGAGTATAACGAATATATTGTTGAATCTACTTCGACAGGTGATGCGGGTAGTTATAGAGCCCCATTAAGACCTGGATTAAAGTTGTGGGATAAGAATATTTTAGAGCCCTTTACTGAACAATTAAATGGTTATGATAATGCTGAAGTATATGTTGATTCACTTGATGGTAATATTGATACTAAGGGTATTAAAAGAAAAGAAGAAATGTCGGTCGCAATTTCAAAGTCAGACAAAAAACATCCTATTCAGAATGATGAAGATGGTAGTAATTTGAATGATAACCCTGTTAACACAAAACTACTTAAAAAAGTTTTTGATAATAAAAAAATAAAAGAGGGTACTAATAGTTCTGTAAGTGCTGGTGAGTATTCAGGTCCTATTGAAATAGGTTTAAAAAAATGGAGAAAACAAGAATTAGGACCATTTACTGATGACAGTAACCATCAAACAACAAATAAAGCTAAGAAAAAAAATCTTAAAAATAATATTAAAAAAACTGTCGGTATTTGGGAAAAACATAAAGATAGTGGTTATGAGATTCCAACACACGATGTTCATACTATAAAAGAAGATTTAGGAGTTTGGTTTGGTACAAAGAAAAAACCAAAAGGTAGTAAACAACCTAAGGGGCCTTGGGTTAATATCTGTAGTAAAAAAGATGGAAAACATCCACCATGTGGTAGACCTGAGGGTGATACAAAGGGTTATCCTAAATGTAGAGCGGTAGGAGTTGCTGCTAAAATGTCTGATTCACAAAAACAATCGGCTTGTCAACAAAAAAGAAAGGCTGAAAAAAAAGATACTCAAACAGGTAAGGGTCAAAAACCTGTTATGACATCATACAAACCTAAAAAGAAAAAGACCAACGAATCGGTCTTAATATCTTTAATCAGGAAAGCTTTAGATTAATAAATACTTTTGCTAACTCTAATACCTGGTTTAGGTGGCTCATAAGTTCTTTCAGGTCTTGAGTATTGTCCTGTATTATATTCAGAATTTAATTCTCTTAATGCATTTTTATATTCACCTGTTTCATCAGATAATATTCTATCAATAACATCTTGAACTAAACCTCTATCAAGTCTTCCGTATTCTGGTTCTTCTGACATTTCTTTTAATACTTTTTTAATTTGGATATCTAACTTTGACATGATTCTAATATTAACAATTTATTTTATTATAAATATTATCAAGTGAATGATTAATTTGACTTTCCAATTCTTTTTCAATCTCCATTGCTCTATATTCCATTTCTCTACGGAATGAGATAACCAATTTTTCCCATTGAATCTTACTTAATTTAATAAAATAACTGTATGTATGATTGGTTATTGTAACTTGTCCACCATCCATTGTAACAAAAATACCTAATTTATCATTACGGATATATTTTTTATCGGATATTGGAGCGATTATAAGTTCAGAATCTTCCGAATGAATGAGTTTACGGCATATGGTGGAACATTTCCTCACGTTAGACATATAGATGTCAAATTCGGTATCCTTTCGGTCTAATTTACGTAAATACAGACGATACTTAATCCACAGTTTTTTTATTATAGTCATTTCATTTATGATTTGACTACAAATATACTATGATTTTTTAATAATTCAAAATTTTTAATTAACAATACGCACCTGAACAATGTTTTTTTCCGTCAAGACCTTTGATTTTGCCCTTACATACTTGAACAGCATGGCCATTCGCATAAGCACTTGGGTACACGTCATATTTTGATTTTGCAGACGCAACACCACGAGCACATAATTTAGTACCAGCTTTTTTACGACCTTCATACATTACATCAACTGCGTCCTCACTACTAAAATCATCACCTTCAATTTCATTCATGATAAAATCAAATACTTGGTCCATATTATTTTTAGCTTCAGCGATATGGTCTTGAGCCCAATCGTGTCCATTATCTAAAATAGATTCAATCATTTGTTTATCTTTACCAAGTAGTATTTCACATTGGCGTTTCATTTGTTCTAAGTTAGAGAAAAACATATATCTTTGATTTTCCTCTTTAAGAACTTTTTTAATTATGTTATTTAAATTTTTCATATTACGCAATCATATCATCTTCTTTTAGGTCATTACAGACTACATCTAAAAACACTTCAATATCGTGTTCTAAACCTTCATAATCTTCAAATACGTTAGTTCCTTCAGTTGTATTTTCAAACATACAAGTTTGAAAATTACCCTCAGTATCACAATAAATTTCACCATAGTAATCACTATCATCAACTGTTAGATATCCTGTATGTATTTTTTCATCTTCAGTATCTTCAGTTGACTCATATCTAAATTTAAATGACGGCATACCTGGGAATTCAAAAGACCAAAAACCACCAGCTTTAGTCATAAAATCTTCTTTAGATGACGGTTCATCTTCTATTGAAATACCTTTAGTAAATTTTTCAAGAGTTTCTCTTTCTTCAGGTGTGATTGATTCCATTCCTGATTGACTAATTTTATCTAAAATCATGTCAATTTTATCTTCACCTGGTGACAAAGCTTCAGATAATACAAATTTTAATAATTTAATATATTCGTTTTCTTTTAATACTACTTTTTTCATTTCTTATTAACTATTTGGAATGTTAGTGTTTTTTTATAAGTATCTACTTCTCCTGATGTTAGTACTTTAATATCAACATTATATTCATTTGGTATTTTATCTTTTGTATCAAATATAAAATAGTATTCATTAGAAGCTCTATTAATTTGAGTCCAATCTTGAACTTGTACCTCAGTAGTTCCCTCGTTAACATATATTCTATAATATGCTGTGACAGGGGTTAATACTTGATTTGATGTGTATGCCTTTTTAATAATCACACCAACTTTTCTAACATCAGTATTAAGTATTTTTTCATCTTGTTTAATACCGTAAAAATCAAAACCAAATAATTCAGGGTCTCTACTTTGTGTTCCTAATGTAAAATACCCTTGATAAGGTAATACAGTTAAATCATTAACCACATTAGGTAATGAAATACCGTCATAAACTAAATTAGACCAAGTATCCGTAAACATACATGGTGTTGTTACAGTTATTCCACTTGTTGTTATTTGATAAATACCTTGTGTTATTTGACAACCTGTGTATGTCCCAACAACATTACCCTGATTATTCTCAAGAGTTACAATAGGTAGATTATCTAAACTTGTTGGAACCCCGCCAATATAAGAATATAAATAAAGACGATTATTGTTATGTGAATAAAAAGAATTTCTATTATCTAATATTAAATCATTATACGAAGTTTCTAAAAACGGTTCGTAAAATGTTTGAGTATGTCTTGTAAAAAATCCAACAGAATAGTTTTCAGTTAATCCTGTTAAATTTTCTAATTGAGGTAAATAAGCAATTCCCCATCCTGTAAATCCTGATGTTGAACCTGTTAGATATTGATTAATTTCATTTGTCATGTCAAATTCAATATCCTCATTACCAAATTCAAAGTGTTGGGTATCAACGATGATTAAATCTGAATAATCAACATTACCTCCCGTTGTATTATTATATATTCCATTTGTACTCCATCCACTTAATGTTGTTGTTTGAAACCAATTAGATGGTCTTTGTGAATATGATTTATCTTGAGGTAATGCAATTGGTGATAATAAACCATTCCCAGAATTTAATGTTCTTTGGACATCGTAATAATCGTAACCAACACCTTCATCCCATAATTGAGCAGTTCCTGTATTACCTGATGTCAGTGGAATTCTAAATAAAATTAAATCAAATGAAGTTGCTCTTAATCTTCCTTGACTGGTATATTCATTAGATAACCCTTCTTTATCAAATGACGATGTATTTGTCATTCTTAATGTATGAGTTATTCCTGAAAATCCAGTACATCCTGTAGATATGACTCCGTCTTGAATTTTTTGGGTAAGACCTGATAAATTTAAATCAAATATAAATCTACTAAATCCTGGTGACGCAATTACCGTGTCTGATGAACCAAAATAAAGTTGTGTGTACGGAGATTTACCAGTATTAACATAACTGTTTGAAAGTATGGTATTGTTTTTACTAAAATATGAACGATGGATTGACATTTACTCTTTTTAGATAAATATCAATTTATACGAATATTTTGATTTAGAACTTTAGTATCAAATAATTTCCATTCGGCCCTCAATCTTGTTTTAGATACAGGAGAGGTTTCTCTTGTTAATTCAAATGGTTGTTCCCTATGATAGAGGTGTTGATGATTTAATAAAAACCTTACAATTAATGATAATAAATCCTTTAATGACTCTCCTCTAACCATAGAATTTGTTGAATTATAATAATTTCCTGACAAAGTCGGTTCATCAATTCCATAAACATCTGAATTTTTTAATTGAATTCTTTCAAATCCTGGAATATTTGAATTGTTAGATATTAAAAATATTTTTTCAGACCCCATTACTGCATAACCAAAATCACCATTTTGAATTACGTTTGGGGTGTATTTCACTTTTTTTGAAACTTTTTTTAATCCATATACATTTTTACTTGATATTAATCCCGAACTAGAATTTTTTTGTGATTTAGGAAATGCCACTAATGATTGTAATGTGCTAATATTTTTTTGTTCAAGGTCAGTACCTGTTAATAATTTACGCTGAAAAGATAATGACGGTCTAAAGAAAAATGGAAATCTAACATCAGTAACATTAACAGTAACTCTCGGAATTAAATAAGTAATGTTAATTAGTCCATCATTTAATCCTGATATCACTTTATTAATTATATCGGCGATTTCTTGTAACGTATCAATATTATTAAATGAGTGTGAAAAATACTCATATACCACATCTTCAATAATTGTTTGTTGTGTAAATTTATCAGTTAAAGTTTTAGTAGATTTTCCTGGTAAATTATATATGTTAATATTACCTGAAAATGGGCCTTCAGTATCTAATCCTAAATATATTT